CATTGGAAGGAATTCTAAGGGTTAAGAAAGTCAATGGACAGAATAACATTAGGAGAAATTCTAACAGTTAGGAAAGTCAATGGTAAGAAATACAGAACCATAACTGCTTATCATTACGTGTTTTAATACCGTGGTGCTCACCAGCACGTTTATGGCCGGGTAGAACATAGAGGACGGTGAGGCGAATGAATTCGCGAGTATACCGGGCACAGTATCTAGTGCAATGGAATGCTAGGCTCAGCAAGGACGTTACTGAACCATTAGTAGATAAGGTCGTCGAGGCTGTTATGTATCACCAAGGCATTCCTTTTGAACATACTGATGAGTATCGTAGTCTATACAGTTATGACAAACTTCATCAGGCACTTCAACACTATGACCGCGAGTACACTGTGGATAAGAGGAATTCTTATTATAAAGCGGGGTCAAATCAAGCGTTTCGTATTTTTGCTAGACCTAAAAATCAAGATTTGCTTAAGCCAGTAAGTTTAATCGATGAGGCGAAAGTCTTATATCAGAAACTATCGATTAGGGATGATACATCGGCTGGACTTACTGCTTACGGTGAGTCGAAATTGGAGGCGTTCACTGTAGGACTGGACAAGGCCATTGACATTATTACCAATGGGAAAGCTCCTGCTCCATGTCTTGCTGGATTTCGAACTCAGCGTAAGGGAAAGACTAGACTAGTGTGGATGTATCCACTTGAAATGACCATATTAGAGGCCGTTATAGCTAGACCTTTAATTAATCATTTTAAGCAACAAACACACGTCATGACATTTGGAGACTATAGTCATGAGATTGGTGAGAGATTGCGTTTCAGCGCATCTAACACAAAATACCATTATTCTCTTGATTACAGCCAGTTCGACGCGTCAGTGACACCATTTCATATCAGTTATGCATTTAATGCATTTCGAACTTGGTTTGACCTTTCTCAAGAGGTCTATCCTGGCGTAACGTTGGATAAATTATTCGATTTGGTTCAATCGTACTTTGTTACGACGCCAATCGTCATGCCCGCTAGGGGTAGTAAGTATCCAATGATTGTATTGGGTAAGAAGGGTGGGGTTCCTTCTGGCTCGTATTTTACACAACTGGTTGACAGTTTCGCTAATGTTGCATTGATAAAAGCCGCTGATGAACGATTTCAACTTGGTATTAAAGATGAAAATCTATACGTTCTCGGTGATGATTGTCTATTCTTTTGCAACTGTAAGACATCAGTTGCACAAATTAGCAATTTCTTGTGTTCCTTCGGTTTCAAGCTGAACACTGATAAAGGTTCAGACGGATTGGCTACCGCGGATGTTGAGTATCTGGGCAGGCGATGGAGAAACGGATTTCCAATTCGAAAGTACTCAGAACTTGTCAGAGGTGCTTTATATCCCGAGAAATATAGAAGGTACAGTCCCGAACGTGGTGTGAAGATGTCTCAAGCACTTAACACGCTCAGTTCCTATCTACTAACCTCATACTTAGAGGATCCTCCGGTAGGAATGGATAAGTTTAGGACTAGCTACATGGTTACCCCATGGACTTCAAGCGGTATTACGCGGTACCTTTTACTTGAAGGTTTAATCCCAGGTAAAGTACTGAAGCGCGCCTTATTTTAAGGAACGAAATCTCGAGAGAGAGAGTAGGGAATTGGGTACAGG